GTAATTCTTTTTTATCATAATCATTATCAAACTCAAAAATAATTCCCTCAACTAATTTTTGATTAGCTTTCATTATTTCAGTTTTGTTGTATTTTGATAAAATACCTAAAGATTCCTCAAGAAAAGTTTTAGCTTTGCTCTCGTTTGGTTCTATTTTGTTTTCTATTAAATCATAAACTAAAAATTGATTTTTTAAAATCTCGTTTTCTTTTATAGTTTTAACATAAGATTTAAATAAATCTTTTTTATCTTTGCTTTTAGTAACAACGCTTTCAACAAGTACCTCATTGTATGCGTTTTTTATTTTACCAAAATTTTTAACAGTGTTTGTAATATCTATTTTAGCCATTTTAATTTTTTATTATAAATATCTTACGTAAAATAAAAAAAGATTATTCCTCTAACATTTTATCGATGTCATCAATAATATTATCTATCTCTTTATTTATTTTAAGGTTTTTATCATATATTTTAATCTGCTCAACTTTTTTTGTATTATCTGGCTTTATAGTTTCAACCAATACATCAACAAATCTATTTTGATAGATTTTATTTTTTTGTTTTTGAGCATTATTTAGTTGGATTTTTCTTTCAGTTAATAATTTCTCTACCTTTTTAATTGATTCAGCAATAGGCTCCTCAGCACCAGCAGCGGCTTCAATTGCACCACCTTCAGCACCACCTTCAGCACCAGCCTCAGCACCGCCTTCAGCACCAGCCTCAGCACCAGCTTCACCGCCTTCAGCACCAGCTTCACCTTCACCACCACCAAAATCTAAATCTTCACCACCTAGGCCACCACCTCCGAAGCCACCGCCACCGAAGCCACCGCCACCGCCTCCAGTAGCACCACCTTCAGCACCACCTTCACCGCCTTCAGCACCAGCACCACCATTAAGTGCTGCTTGAAAATCACCATATAATCTATCAACTGTGTCAAACATACCAGTATGTTTAATAACAGCAGCCGTATTCGCCAATTCAGCAGAAGCCGCTTTTTCCATACGTTGTTCAAGTAAATCTTGTTTAATTTCATCATCAGACCATCCTAATATTTCTCTATGAGCACGTGTCCATGACATAGCACCAAATCCATTACCAATATCAGCAACAGCGTCTTTAAGTGCTGTGATTTTAAGTTGTAAATGTTCAACTTTAAGCATTTCAGCTTGTGTTGATGGGTTATTAAGTGTTAAACTAAAATTATCTAATTCATCTTCAAAACCTAGTAAATATAAATGGATAATTGCAATTTTATTTAATTCTTGTAATATAGATTGTTGTATTCTATTTATAGTTCTAGAAAAACGAATATCTTGTAATGCTAAGTTTTTACCTTCACCAGTAGCCTCCTCAAAACCTAAAAATGGTTTAGGTACACGTAATGCTGTAAATAAATTACTTCTTAGATATTCAATATCTGCAATTTGGTCAAGATTCGCTGCACCAGGCAATGTATCAATTGGGCTTGGTGCCGATTCATCCCTAACTGGTATAAAGTAATCTTGGTCATTTGCTAATTGATTGTAACGTAAATCAATTTGACCAGTTTGTGGGTCTATAATTGGCATACGTTTAAATCTATCAGCAATTGTATTAACATATTGTTCAACATCAGCGTCATCGATGTTACCGACATATATTTTATATATTCTTCTTTCTGGGGCCCTTGTAACACGATAAACAAGCATAGAATCCTCAGATAACAAAAGTTGCTTCCATATACGTCTAGCTTTTTCTAATACTGATGTACCGTATGGTAATCTTCTATCATCACCTAATAATCTGAAATGAGCAATTTGCCATGAATTAAATTCAATATCACGACCTCTCCAGAAAAATTTTACTTTATCACCAGAAGATGTTTCTTCTGTTGGTTTTTCACGACCAGTCACCATATCAAATAAACCGCTCTCTCTTCTTTCCATTTCATAGTTTGGCATCTGTTTAGCACCTATAATACCATTTGAACCATCTATATTTAAAAAAACAAAGTTATCACCGTATTTACATGTATTTCTCGTCCACATTGGACAAGAAGTGTGAAAATCTAATCTATTAAAGAACAAATCTTCCAATATTGATTTAACCCTTTTACTATCAGAATAAATGTTAAGCATTTTACCTTGATTATTAAGAGTTGTTGATTCTTCCATCATCACATCTAACGCAGCTGCAATTGTTGGGTAAAACTCCATAGCTTCAAAATCCGAATAAGAACCTATACGAGTTGTTTCATAATTAATTGATTGTTGAAATAACCCATTCTCAACTTTTTTCCAAACTTGACCTAAGTATTTGTTTTGTTGTGCTTGTAATTTAGCTGTTTCATAATCAGCTTTGTTATCTGTTTTTAATAATTCACCACTACCGATGTTATATCTTTGTACCGAAGGTTGTTGTTTTGGTTTAATACCATCTGGACTAATTACTTGTCCTAACCTTTGGAATATCGTTAAATTTTGTTTAGCCATTTTTTATTTTTATTAAAATATAATAAATTATTTAATAATTTAAAGTGTTATTCAGCATAATCACATTCGACATATGCATATTTTGCTATCCTATCATCAACAATTGCTAATTCATATACATAAGTAGTTATAAAATCTTCACCTTGTGACCCAGCTACAGCATCACAATACACATCACGTGTAATTCTATTAACGTCAGTTTTTTTAGCCACTTGATTTGGAAGTGGTTTCCATCTAAATACTGTACTACCAGAGTTTTTATTTAAATAAAAATCTTTGTTTACTTGTTTACCTATACCCATTTTATTATTAATTATCTCATTTTTCCAAACAACCAAGCATACTCACCTCTAGGGTCTTGTACATTTTTATATGCAACATGGTCTGGATTTATTTTTGTTTCTTTTTGTTTTGTTACTGGATTAATTACAGTTTTTGTTGGTGCTGTTGTAGTAGATGTCATCCAACTAGAAAGGATAGCCTTTGTTTGTTTTTCTAATCTTTCTAAATTCTTAAATGAATGTTCCATCACCCATAAACACATCGCTAATGACATAAGTAAATCATCATGGTAACCTTCCATGTGGTCTGGTCTACCATTTTTGTAAATAAATGTTTTCATTTCTGAAATCATTCTACTTGAACGAATTTTAACACCATTTGTTCTAATTTTATATTCCAAGTTGGAAATCATTGGTAGTCGCACATTTGTTGCGTGGAAACCTGGTATTTTGTTTTGTTTATTATAAGATGTTAATTCTCTTTGTCTAGCTGATAATATCTTACCGCTTGAATCATCATAATGTAAATGTTTATATTCAAATTCCAACAGTTTTAACACAGTTGATACACCCATTCCACCAGTTACATCGACAACAGTATAAGCTTTGTATAAATCACCATATTCTTCAACTATTTGAGCTAGTAAATCTGGTTGTATCTTACCTTGATATTCCATCACTTGTTCCATAGTTGTAAAATCAATGATAACAATAGTTGATGAGTCTTCTCCATCACCTCTGGAAACGTCAACCCCCATAATGTATTGGTGGTTTTCTTGAGGTTCTTCCCAAATCCAAATCTCTTGTTCTAAACCACTAGTGTATTTTGGTTCTTTAACATTATTTTTATCGTGAAAATCAATATATTCTTCGTTAATTACGTTACCCCCAGAACCAATAAACGATACATCAAGCTCTTGTGCAATCATTTTAGCATCGTTGTTCATACCTCTACACATTTCTTCATACCATGAAGAAGTGGGTTTCCAACCTTCGGCTATACGAGCATTATAAGATGCAAATGTAAATTCATATTCTGGTTCTACATCATCACCTTTTAACCACCTTAAATCTTTATTATAACGTAAATCTTCATACCATTTCATTTCAATGATATTGAAGTTATTCTTTTTGTTTCTAGCTTGGTCGTATGTTTTATAATACAACGCATCCATACCGTTAGGTGTTGAAATAAGAGTTGCACGTCCACCAGTACCTAACGCTGTAAGAGCAGCACCAAATACCTCAGCACCGTTATCAATATATGCTGCCTCATCCATAATAAGAAATGTTGGTGTAAAACCCCTTAATGCATCTTTTGATGTGGCAACCGCTTTTACACGACTACCGTTAGGTAATTTAATTTCTTTTTTAGAGTCTGTAAGGAATATTGATTTACTTTCATTTTTAGCGTTGCCATAATATTCATGACCCCACACCCATCTAGGTAATTGACCTAAAAAGTCTTTAATTTTAGCCAAGAACTCGAAAGCTAACTCTTGCTTATTGGCAATGATTAGAATCGCTTCTGGGTTATCTTTATCTGCAAAACCAACTTTTATTGACATATATGCGGCTGTTGTTGTTGATACACCAGCTTGTCTAGGTTTGGTTACAATATTAAAACGATGTTTTTCGTAAGCTGAAATAATCTCTTTTTGTCTTGGGAATAATCTAAAAGGAACAAAACCCTCTTGGGTTTTATCAAATGTTTCCAAATATGTTTCAATAGCATATATTGGGTTTTGTAAACATCTAGCATATTCCTTAAATATCTCTTGTACTGTCAGCATAATTATTATTCTTTTTATTAATAAATATGCTGAAATCAAGTAAAAACGTTTATTTCAAATAACAAAGGGCCCATATGGACCCTTTATCGTTATAATATTTTATTTAATGTTAAAATAATTCATCAAAATTAAACCCATCATCATCATCGGAATCATCATCGGAATCATCATCATCTGAACCACGCATAAGTTCTTCAAAATCAAAACCTTTATTATCGGAATAACCAACGGAATTTTCTTGATTATAACTATCAATTTCGTTCATAGCTTCATAATATTCTTCTTCTGTAAGTTCTTGTCTAACTTGATTTGCTATTTCTTTTACTATGGTTTTACCTTCTTTGGTATTAGCCATTATTTCTCTCATTTTTACGTTGAACTCATCAACTGGTAACGCAGCTAATTCACTATATATGTGGTGTTTCAATTCAAAATCATCTGGTTCGATAGCGTTTGTGAATCTACCCCAAAGACCAGGACCCAATCTCATATCCCATGGTTCAGCCGCTAAGAAATCAGCTTGACCAATAACGAATTCACCAGTTTTTCTATCTTTTGGTAAACCATGTGCTGACAATAATTCCATTACTCCTTTAACTAATTCGTGAATAAGAACTGGAAACACCATAGCTTGTGCGTATATAACTGCCTTTGGATTTGACGGTGTTGGGAATTGTACCCTAACAACACCACCACTAACGCCATTTTCCATATTAGGTATAACGTAATACATATAGTCAGCAGCCGCCATCATTTTAGAGTATTTGTTAGCCAAACGTGGTTCAATATCTGTTAATTCATCGTCAACCATATGAAACATGTGACTACACTTTTTAGCGGCACCTTGTGTCATTGCGTTAAGAAATCTACGTTTGTAAACTTCTTTGTTTGCATTAATCATAGCATCGTGATTATCAAATTCTGTTTCAACTCTAATTGGTTTAGGGTTTGTCTTAGTACCTTGCATGTTAATATTGTCTGTCAATTCAGCATGAATTTCAACAACATCCTCACCCATATTATACTCTTCTCTAATCATTTTAATGGCCAATTCAACAAGGTCTTTTCTATGTTTAGTTTCTAACCCAATTGTTTCGTAAACCAAAGGCATCATGTTAGACACAAGATTTCTATTATCAATTGAATCACATTCAAAAGCTCTTTTGTATCTGTTAACCACTTCAGTAAATCTTTCACCCATAACCGATTCTTCAAAAGTGCTATCTTGGTCTTCTGGGAATATAGGGTGTTTACCTAAAGAATGTTTTCTTTCTCTCAAATCGTTTTCTAATTGAGGGTTCATTCTTTCGGTTAATCCTTCTGGATATAATACACTTTCGTTTAATGGTTTAACATTACCTACTTGTTTACCCAATTTAGATTTTCTTAATGCTTCTTCAGCTATTTTTTTATAATCAGCCATTATTTTATATCTTTTACTTTTATTGTTTTTATAACGTTTTTCTTTTCTTTTAAACCTTCCTTTACTGGTGTTTGTGTTTTTGCAATATTTTTAATACTACTTATAATCGTAGATATTTTATTCTCTGGAACACCAATACGTTCAGCAAACGTAGCCAATACAATAGCTTTTCCTTTATCACTACCTTGACTAACTTTATCGATAAGGGTTTTAATTACATCGAATTCATCTAATTTTTTTACAAAAATTTTAGCTGAACCAGTTAATTTATCTTCATCATCAGCTAACCCAGCACCTTGACCTTGATTATTAGAATTTTGAGCTGGTTCCAAATTAGCTTGGTCCATACCTAATTCATTTAAACGATTACGTTTACCAAATAATGTTTCAAGTTTATATTTTTTGAATCTTGGTGTTGACATATACTCTTCATCTTTCATTTTACCACAAGATAACATCTCATCAATAGTCTTGAATTTCTTAACTTCATTTGTTTTTTTATTCACAAAGAAATGTTTATATCCTTCATATGTTTCATCTTTAGATTCAATTTTGGTATTTTCCATTTCAAATCTTTCTTTCATTGGTAATGCAACTTTTTGTTCAAATTCGTCCACACTGTATATAATATTATTACCTAAATCATCCATATCGTCTAAACAATAAACAGCCATATCAACATTACCATCTGGGTATACACCTCTAACCATTTGATAATTTTTATCAGCAATAGTAAAAGGTTGTGATACCTTACCAGTGTTAACATCTTTAACGTTAGACAAATACTTAATGGTTGCTTTATCTTGTGGTGCAATAACTGCTTCTGGTTCTAGTGTGTTTAATTCCTCTACAACATTAACATTAACATCTTTACCTAATGTTTTTAAATTATTAGCAAGTTTAGGTAAATCTTTTGCTTGAATATTAACGTTTGTTTTATTTGAACTACTAGAATCACCAAACATAGATTCTTGTATTTTATTTTTGTTTTTCATGATTATGTTTATTATATTGTAATATTAGGTCTTTTTCGTATAGTTTTGATTCAACCACATCCATAGGTTCACCAAATTTAAAACAAATCCTTTTTTCTGGATAAGAATCATAAGCGTTTATGTTTTCCCATGCCAACGCAATAACCTCATCCACAGCATCCCAAACAGCAAATGTATCACTATCTTGAACTACATCAAACTTAATTTCTGACTCCAATCTACCAACTTTTTTGATGAAATGGTCATGAGGTGCTGAAGGTCTTCCAGATGCTGGAAAAGTATCCCAATCATCACCATCAATGTTTTCAGTAGTGTCAGAAAAGATAAATTCATACAAGTAATTTTCCTTGTAATCTTTACCTATTTTATTGACATATATTAAAAACAAATCTTTCATTATATATTAGCTTTTGGGTCTGGTGTTACTTCTGGCATAGGAAGAAATGGTTTGTTTCTTCTACTCGGAGAAATATTAGGTTGTACTTCATTTGGTTTAGGTTCAACCTTTGGTTTTGGTGTCACTTGTGGCTCAATCATTGGTTCAGCATCATCATGGCCGAAAGTTTCATATAATTTCATAGATAAATAATTTTTATCAAATATACTAAATTCTTCTGACAAATTCAAGTTTTCATTATTAGTTTTTTTACCCCACTTTT